ATTGAAAGATTGGAAAGGCTCAACCAAAACAATTAGAATGACCTATTCATATAAATGCCAAGGGAAATGCAAGATGGTCCAGGACTATGTGCATGGAATGAACGAAGAGCCAACATTCACCTGCTGCGGAAAGGTGATGAAGAAAGTATTCACCAAACCAATGGCCATAGTTGGTGCCAACACAGGTGGAAGAAAAGGAATGTGACATGGACAAAAATCAAATTTTGCTATTTATTAATGAACACCTTGCACAGCTTGAATTGATGGCGGCAAGGAAGTTCAGCGGAAGATTGACCAAGAATGAAGTGAAAGACTATGAAGAAACATACAAAGCTATTCACGGAAATGCACGTGTGTGTTTCACCTGTGGAAGTTCTGCGCAGACAATGGCCAGGGTGATGCTGAAGTTTGCTGAAGAAAATAAACCAACGCCAAAGCCAAAGCGAAGAAGGAGAAAATGAAACAGAACAAGAACCATGAAAACTACGGCGTGTATGTAACCCACAACACATACACCATGAAGTGGCACGCATTCAAACGAGAAGATGCCAACAAGTATTGGAATAACGAAGGAAATTTCAAGCAAGGCATTGGTTCAACAGCTGAAGAAGCATTGGTAAATTTCAAGAAGTAATGGCGAAGAAGAAGTACATCGAAACACCGGACAAGATGTGGCAACTGTTTCTGGACTATGCCGCATACACTAAGGACCATCCGATAACTGTGAAGGATTTCATTGGTCCGAAGGCCATTACTGTGCATCGTGAACTTCAGAAGCCATTGACAATGGAAGGATTCGAAAACTACGTGGCAAATGAAGGATTGAACCATTTTCTTGATGATTATTTCGGGAACAAAAATGGAGCGTATGAAGAATTTTCCGCCGTCTGTTCGCGCATACGTAAGAGCATCCGACAGGACCAGATTGAAGGCGGCATGACAGGCATCTACAATACAAGCATCACACAACGTCTGAACAACCTAACTGAAAAGCACGAATTGACACATCGTGAACAGCCATTGTTTGGTGATGATGAATGAATGATTTCATCTACACAACGGCCATCCGCAAGATTCGCAAGCTGACCAAAAGGAAAAAGGTCATCCAGGGCGGCACATCAGCAGGTAAAACATTCGGCATTCTTCCTGTATTGATTGACCGAGCAGCCAGAATTGATGGACTTGAAATTTCCGTGGTGTCCGAATCTGTGCCACATCTTAGGCGTGGAGCAATGAAGGACTTTCTGAAAGTGATGCAGATCACAGGCAGATACAATGACAGCAGGTGGAACAGGTCATTGCTGACCTACACATTCGCCAATGGCAGTTACATCGAATTCTTCAGCGCAGACCAGGAATCACGATTGCGTGGAGCAAGGCGCAACATCCTGTACGTGAATGAAGCAAACAACATTCCGTTTGAATCGTACTATCAGCTTGCCATCAGAACATCAGACGAAATCTTCATAGACTTCAACCCGACTATGGAGTTTTGGGCGCACACAGAAGTGCTGAAAGAAGACGATTCTGAACATCTGATTCTGACATTCAAGGACAATGAAGCATTGCCGGACACGATTCGCAAAGACATTGAGAAAGCAGAAGAAAAAGCAAAGCATTCATCATATTGGCAGAATTGGTGGAACGTCTATGGCCTTGGTAAGATAGGCTCATTGCAAGGTGTTGTGTTCGATAATTGGAACCAATGTGACCAACTGCCAGACAACTACAGATGGCGATGCATTGGCCTTGATTGGGGCTACACGAATAACGCAACAGCCATTGTTGAAGTTCGACAAGCAGATGGCAATCTGTGGATTCACGAAATCCATTATTCGACAGGAATGAGCAACAAGGACATCAGCAATGTCCTGGATGGATTCAAGGGCATTGAAATCATAGCCGATTCAGCAGAACCGAAGAGCATTGACGAACTGCGAAGGTATGGCCACAGGATCCGTGGGGCAGTAAAAGGAAAGGACAGCATAATGTACGGCATCAACCAAATGCAACAGGTGCCATTGATGGTGACATCATCATCAATCAATCTGATTAAGGAAATGCGTGGCTATGTCTGGCAGACAGACAAAACAGGTGCATCATCGAACATTCCCGTAGACCATTGCAATCATGCGATTGATGCGGCAAGGTATGCCGTGATGAGCAAATCAATGTCAACAGGAACCTACGCAGTCAGGTGATAAGATGACGAGATCAACCGAATCGTCAACCGATAAGCTGACGAAAGAAGAAAAAGAAGGCATGGTCTGCCATAAGGTAATAATTTCAATACCAATGACAGCGAATATTGCGCACATACCAATGCAGCAAAGAAGTTGCAAGAACCATGTTTGGCGCAAGAACTACATCAATGGTGGAAAGGTATGCCAAGTGTGCATGAAAAAGAAAGAAGATGATTCCATTGAACAGACTTGAAAAAGAACTGAAGGAAATGACCTTTCCAGAGCAGGTGCGAATCAGCAAGTGCGAAGTTGTGACCAATGTGCCGCAGATGATTGACAGTCACATCAAGACTCTTCGTGGCAATCCAGGCAACAGAGCATTCATGCCATACTATGACAGACTACTGCTGCTGCGATTTGCAGTAGATACAAATTGACCATTTTGCTATTTACTTGAAACACAACAGATGAACATCCTGGAAAGACTTGGACGTGTTTGGAAAATGCAGGAAGCATACAATGACTATCCGCAAGCAGCATCTGACAATGCAAAGACAGCATTGAATTATGCTGAAAAGTACGGATGGAAATCATGCGGAACACCTGTTGGCAAGGCCAGAGCAAGGCAATTGGCGAACCGAGAACCAATTTCTGTGGAGACAATTGAACGAATGGCGGCATTCATCCGGCACAAAAGGAACAGTAAACGCAAACTTGGTGAAGGATGTGGGCGTTTGATGTGGCTTGCATGGGGCGGTGATGAAGGTGTGAATTGGGCAATAAAGAAAATTGAACAGATAAGAAAAGAGAATGAACGAAATTGAACTACCAAGCAGTTGGTCAGAAGTTACTGTGGAGCAGTTTGCGGCATTGCAGAATGTGATGAAGCATGATGATCTTCACGAATACGAAAAGAACGTGGCCATCATAAGTATCATGTCCGGATGGTCTGAAGCATCAGTCAAAGAACTGTCATTGAAATCCTACACCAACGTGATGAAATCATTGGCATTCCTGTCATCAGCAGTTGAAGGAAAGCTGCAGAAGTACATGATGGCCAATGGCAAGAAATACAGAATCGAATCAGATGTGGAGAAGCTGACCGGTGGCCAATATATCACATTGATGCATCTGATGAAGGACCAGGACAAGGTGATGGACAACATGGCCGACATCCTGGCCTTGTTTTGCGTTCCTTGCAAAAAGACATGGTTCGGATGGAAAGATGGTGTCTATGATTCAGAGCAACACAATGAAGTGGCTGCTGACATGAAGAAGGCAAAGATGAATGTCGTTTATCCGTTGACGGCTTTTTTTTTCGAAAGTTACAAGAACTACGCTCGCAGTATGCAGGTCTATTTGGCAATGATGGCGAAGGACAATCTGAAGGAAGCCCAAAAGAAGTTGAAACGTATGAAAGTAGATTTGGATGGATCGACCTTATCAACAATCTCGCAAACAATGACCAGAGCAAATGGAACCATTTCTTCAATCTTAGGGTCAGGGAACTATTTAACGTCATTACTTTCTATCGCGAAAAACAGGCGCACGATAGGCAACAGAGTTTACAACAGCAATCAAGATTGAAGAATGGCATTCGATAAGTTGGTAGATACATTGAATGGATTCCGTAAGGCATACACTAATGCCTTGGGTAAATCTATCAAGGATAACAATCTTGTTGCCACAGGTAGACTTAACACATCAGTCAGCTTGCCAAAGCAGCCAAAGGTCAAAGTATTTGGCGGCATCTACCAGATGCAGATCACGATGGAAGATTATGGTCTGGACCTTGACGAAGGAACACAGCCACAAGGCAAGCGACCAAACAACTTCACATTCGCTGACAATTACAAAGACATCTATGAATGGCTGAAGATTCCAACCATCCGTGACAAGATAGGCGGATTCAAAGGTGATTCCGACACGGCACAATGGTCTGAGTCCAAACATCGTGGATTGGCGTTTGTCATTTCACGCAATCTTGCAAACTACGGAATGAGACCAAGGAATTGGATTGGTCCATACATTGAGCCAATCAACAGAGCCATTCCATCTGAAATTGAAGAAGCCATTGCCGATGATGTGGCATTGACTATGGAGCAACTGAAACAGTTTATCGAATCACAAGGATAATGGCAACACTAATTGTTTACGCAAATGGCGAGAGCCAGGAACCAACTGAATACGCATTGGCCTACAATGACAACAGGTATGTAATCAGTAGCACGCAGTACACACCGACATTGCGTTTCAGAATCAGCATTCTGAAATATCCATACGTCACGGGTGATCAGCCAATTGCAACATTGGTTGTCTATCCATCTGTTGGAATTTATCAAGGTTCGCCATTTGAGAATCACGCATGGTTCGATGTGTCCAGAATAACACAGTCACAGTTGACGCATGACGTTTCCATTCCTGCTGCGAATCACCAAGCATTCGCGAAGAATATCAACAGTCATTTTGAATATTTCATCACCATTGTCGAAGAAGACATTGATACGACCATTGACAGGTATGTGCCTGTGGGCAGCACTATCTTCAAGCAGAAATCTGTCTGGAATGGTGTGCGGAATCTGGTTGATTGGATTGACTTTGACTACAATGATTTCATCATAGATGGACCATCAACAACCAAGAGATTCCTGACAGATGCGCCAAGCATCCGCAACATCAACAGCGACCAATCTGCTTGGTTGTATTACATCGCCAACAAAAAAACAAGCGCGAATAAATATCTGATCAATGCCTATGATGGAATAGATGGCACGGGAACATTGCTATCTTCTGGATTCGTAAACTGTCCGTACAACGTAGCCAATGATTATGATGCACAATATTGGCGCATTCCAATTGGTCCACATGACATTGAAAATATAGATGCATCATTGATGACAGGCAGCACACCAACAACTGTGCTGAATGGTGCCGCATCTTACAACATCATGCTGTTGAGCAGCACCAATGTACAGGAATCAGAAGTTGTGACATTCAACCTGGACCAACAATGTAGCAAATATGAACCTGTGCGTCTGCATTGGTTGAATAGACTTGGTGGAATGGACTCATTCAACTTCAATCTGAAATCCATGAACAAGACTGATGTCAAGCGTGAATCCTATCATCAGCAGCATCACACATTTACAGGATTCGTTTACGATTACACGAAGGCATCACGTGGCCAGACTGACTATGACATCCAAATGACCGAGAAGTTGACCATCAACACAGACTACCTGACCGAAGCTGAAAGCGCATGGATGAATGACTTGTTCACATCACCTGTTGTTTACCGAGAAGTGAACAATGAATTGATCGCCATGAACATCACCGGAAACAGCATTCAGAAGAAGACATCATTGAACGACAAGCTGATGCAGTATACATTCGAATTGAACTATTCACTTACAAACAGAAGGCAACGTGGCTGATGTGCAGGTGTTGGTCGAAGGTAGGCCAATTGACATATTTCAATTTGACTTTTCGTTCAACTATGCGATTGCCGACATTAGGCATCCGGATGAAAGGAAGACAGAGTATTCCAAGACAATTCAATGTCCTGGAACACAGCGGAATGATGCAATCTTTGGGCAAATCTATGACGTAAACATCAGCAATGCTTACAATGCTTCTGCTGCTAATATTGCGGCAAATTTCAATCCGAATAAAAGAGCGAATGCGCGAATCATAACGGATGGCATTGAAGTAATGGATGGCACATTGCAGTTGCGACAGATAACTGCCAAGAAGGACCAATTGATCTATGAGATCATCTTCATCGGAAAGATGGCCAACATCTTCAATGAACTTGGCGATTCAGAATTGAATGGTCTGGATGATGATGGTCAGCCATTGATTGACTTCAGCGATTTGGACCATGAATACAATTATGGTGCAATAGTCAGCAGTTGGTCCAACACAGATGGATATGTCTATCCAATGCTTGATTATGGTGTGAATGAACCATTGTATCAGCAGACATCTGAACGAATCTACAAGGTTAGTGACTTCAGACCGGCCGTATTTCTGCATGACATCATTGACCGAATCTTCAACTTCGCTGATTTTAGCTACACATCCACATTCCTTTCATCTGCATTCTTCAGAAGGTTGATCATTCCATGGACCAATGAAGGATTCCAATTGAACGAATCTGAAGTTGAAGCGCGAACGGCACAGGCAGCATCACCTGGACAGGATTTGAGTGAAGCCTTTTTTTCAAACAACTTTCCTATAGGTCCATTGCTGCAAGAAGTTCGCTTGGACTTTAACAGTTCGATTGATCCAAACAACCTTTGGAATGACGCAGGTGACTATTACGAAGCGTCATATGATGGATGGTTCAATGTGACATCTGTGCCGTCATTTACAGTTGAGCGCATTAGCGCACCATCCGGTGGTACTCCTGTTGTGACAGGGCAATTTAATGCGGTGTTGAATGTCTACGTTCAACGTGTGAGTGGTGCTGTTCAACTTCAGCAGTCATTCATCGTGACCATTGACATACCTGCATCGCCAACCATTGGCGCAACTGCAACAACATTGGTCAGCACATTTTCCGAGAACATATCCCTGGAAATTGGTGACAGGATATACATGGAAATTTACATTGAACCGAACGTGGCGTTGATCCTGTTCAGTCAATGCGAACTGACATTGAACACAGCATCAACCATAGAAGTGACATCCGGTGACCTTGCAATTGTTGAAGGTCAGATAATTCCGATGAACACCTTGGTGCCAGAAGTTGAAATGAAGGACCTGCTGCTGTCGGTCATTCAGATGTTCAATTTGTACGTCACCATTGATCCTAATGATGAGCGCAATCTTCTGATTGAAACACGTGACACGTTCTATTCATCTGGCAAGGTGAAGGATTGGACGCATAAGATGGCACGTGACAAGGATGTGACATTGCAGCCATTAGGTCTTCTGACAGGCAATGAATTTGTCTACACGTATGCGGAAGATGATGACTATTATAACAAGCGTTACAATGACAGCTTTGGTCATGTTTACGGAAGGGCAAAGGCAGAAGTTGACAATGACTTCCAACTCGGAACAAATGAAATGGAAGTTGTGTTCTCTGCAACGCCAATGGTCAATGACAATCCAAGCAACAGAATCATTGGTAAAATTTACAACGAAGACATTGAAGATGGTGTGGCCGAAACTGAACACAACATCAGACTGCTCTACTTTGGCGGATTAATTCCATCCAATCCAGATTGGATTTTCAGATATCGACAGGCAACACAGAATGGCTATTTGACGATCAATGTGCCACAGTCATCATATCCGTACGCAGGACATTTGACACATCCTGGAACAGGTGGCATCATTCCGCAGCAAGACATCAACTTTGGCATCCCCAGGCAACTGTTCTATTCCGGCAATGCATACACAGGAACTTTATTGTACACTAATGCCAACTTGTTCAATGTCTTCCATAGGAATCACGTCATTGAGATAACCAACAAGGACAGCAAGCTGATGACAGCAATGTTCTACTTGGAACCATTGGACATAATGAATCTTGATTTTCGTGATCAGATTCAGATTGACAACAGCTATTGGCGGATTAACGAGATAAAGGATTACAATCCATTCAAGGAACAGTTGACAAAAGTGGAGTTGTTCAAGGTCATCGTGAAGGAGCCATTGGAAGTTGACACATTCCAAGTTGGACAGCCAAAGAAGGTGGCAGATGGATTGGCGAAGGTCAATGCACCTGTTGTGAAGAAGGTGCAGAGAAGTGGCAATGTCTTCCCACAATTTAATGGCGGCAAGGTGTCTGGTCAGCGCAACCGTGTTGGTGACAGCACTACAACATTCATGGTGCAAGGTAATGACAACAAGGTTGGTGAAGGTGGCAGCAACATCACCATCATTGGTGACAGGAATGAAGTTAGTGCAGGATTGCACAATGTACGAATCATTGCCACAGATGGTGCCAAGGTCAGCAGATCAAACGTGACCATCATCAATGGTGAAGAGCAGATGAATGGCTACATCATAGAAGGTGGAGAAGATGAAGTTCGGGCAACAGATGCAGGTGGCACCATCTACGTTGTGGATGGAATGCAAG